AATTGACTTCGTAAAATTCTGTTTCATTTTGTGGTGAACTCTCGAGAAAGTTAATCAATACTGAATAATCAATATTTTCTTTTTCTTCTATAATCTCGTTTAAATTGTCTACAAACTTAACATGATCTACAAAATACTTTTTTCTAAATTTATTTGAATGCCAGGTTCTCCAAACTACTGCAGAGAAAAAGTGTTTAAGGTTTCTAATTTCTGTTAAGTCAAATTTCTTTTCAATGATAATTAAAACAGCTTCAAAATGAAGGTCGTCTTGTAGTTCGTGATTGTGGCATACATTCCGAGTAATTTGTTTGTAGATTTTGTTATTTACTAGCTCACTAATCACTTAGACAAAATTAAACAAACTAATAAGAAAACAGCAATTAAAATAAATTGAATATCACTTTTTTTTATTTTCATTTGCTAAAGCCTTTAAATATTTCATGTATTGATTCCAGTCGAAAGTTCCACGAATAGAGTTTACATCTAATTTTTTTACCCACCATTCTGTTTTAGAAATTAGTGAAAGATTTGTTTGATTGTTTGTTTTCATAGTTCTAAGGTTACTTGTTTTGTTTTTGATTTATTAATTATTCCTAATGCAGTTTCAAATATTGTTTTACCAACTTCATAGTCAACTAAATTTCTCGCCATTTTATCAACTCTTTGATTTCCTTTATATTTATAAAAATCGTAATCGTGAAATTCGCATAGTTTTGCAACTTCATCTATTCCTCTTGATATTAATATTTTACGTTCTGATAAATCATTTGGTAAAACAAAATTACTCCAGTATAAATGTCTACCTCTTTTTTGGGCTTGTATTAATGGTTCGTAATATGGTATTACATTTTCAACTACATATTTTCCTTCAAAATGATTTTCTAAAAATATTATTTCTTGATATAAACTCATTTCGGGATAAATTGGAATAAACGCTTCAGTTGTTTTTTGTGTCATTCTTACTCTACTATGACTTGGACAAGGTGGTGAACTCCAAATAAAATCAAACTCTTTATAGTGGTCTAACAAGTATTGGTGAGCATCTGCAATTATTACTTTGTCATTTGGAAAACGCTCTTGATATAATCGTGCAGCTTCTGAGTCTAACTCAACAGCAGTAACTTCAATATCTTCTTTTACTTCGTTCCATTTATAACGATTTCCGCCTAAACAGGCATATAAGTTTAATATTTTCATATTCTTTTTAAATTATCAAATGTTTTACCTTTTTGCTTTAGTTTTAAAAAGGATCTTTTTCGTTTAAAAATTCTTTATTTTCTTCCATTGTTGACTGTTCAACTGTTACCCAACTATCTGCTGTATGGAATGTCCCATCTTCAATATATCTTCCTGAACTTAAATCATAAGTGTATTCTGAATGTCCAATAGTTCCCCAATGTGAAAACTTAACTTTCTGAACGTAAACAAATGTTTTATTTTCTCCTGTTCGGTAAACTGAAATTCCGTTATCTGTTTTATTGTAAAAGTTTGAACTCCCTGCAATATCATAAAGGTTAGGTATTTCATATTTTCCGCTTTGTTTATCCTTATTTATTTTTCTTGGATGTGCAACTAAAAAACAATGCAAGTTATATTGTTCACAAAATACAGATATTTTTTCTAAACTTTCTCCAATATATTTAGTTTCACTTTGATTGTATTTGTGTTCTAATTTATTCCAAGCATCAATTACAAACGCATCTAATCCGTATCTAATCTTTAAATTTTTAATATGTTCTAAAATGCTTTCAAGTGTAAAATCTTTTTCAGGTTTAATAAACCATATTTTTTCATTCATTGCCTTCATGCAGATTTTTACTTCAAGTTGATTCATTCTATTTCTGTATTGTGAATCCCAACTTTTTCCAATTATCTTTCTTGCTATTTTACTGAAATGAAGTTTTGTTGGTTTATTTTCAGGTGAGAAAAAAGCTGTTTTCCATCCATGACCTAACATTAATCGAATAACAATTTCATCTAAAAAATCAGATTTACCATGGCCAGGTATTCCTGTAATTGTTGTAATGTAACCTTTTACAAAAGTTAGTAGTCTATCAAATTTCTCAAAGCCTACATTAACTCCCCTATCTAATCCGTTTTCATATAAATCAAATATTTCATTTTCCATGTCTTGAATAGTAAACACACCTTCAAGTGGATAATCTTTTGCATCCTGTATTGATTCAATTATACCTTGTATCCCGTATTTAATTAAACATTCATTTGCATCTTTACAATCTTTAAAAATAACTAACTTACATTTTTCTTTACCTAATCTTGTTGCAAACTCTTCTGTTAATTGTCTTCCAGCATTATCATTATCAAAACAAAGATAAATTACAGGAGTTTCGTTAAATCTTTCAGAAATGTAATCAAAGTATTGAAGATTGTTATTAGAAACATTTGCGCCATTAGGAACGCTTAAAACGTTTTTATAGCCACTTTTATACATTGATAAAGCATCAATCTCACCTTCTACTAAAAAAGCGTTTAAATCGAATTTAAACAAGTTTAAACCATAAAATATAAGTTTAGAATCTTTATGGAGTTTAAAAGACTTTCTGCCATCCCTATATTTAACATTTATTAATTCATTGTTTTCATCAAAGTAATTAAAGTGAATTGTATTTTCTTCTTTTTGAGTTTGTGGCATCCACTCCAAACCTTCTGTAATTTTCCAAGTTATTAAAGTTTGCTGGTCTATACATCTTTTTTCAAACCACTTAATTGCTTTGTCTGATAATTCTGTTTTGTTTTTCCATTCAGGTTTAACGTAGACTTTTTCATCAATTTGAATTTGCTTAGGTAACCATCCTTTATAATTACAATGGTTACAATGCCAAACTTGTTTATCTAAATTAACTCCTAAACATTTATCAGTTTTCTTTTTACGCTCATGGCTACATTTCGGGCAAGTTGTATAAACCTGACCTGTATATTTTCCGTTTGGAATTATTATATTATAATCTGAATAAGTCATTAGTAATGATTTTGTCTTGGGTCTGTTGGATCGTATTTCTTTTTACCTATTTTATTTTCATCTTTAAACCAAACTGCTTGTGCCTTTTGTTTCCAGTTTATTACTTTTTTTCCTTTACTATCTTTCCAATCTGAAACACTATAATAATTATAAAAATTTTCTGCAACATCTTTTCGATAACCACTTGATTCAAAATAATCATAAACATCATTTATATTTATTATTTTATCTTCTTTTATCTTATCTACTCTTATCTTATCTTCTCTTATGGCATTGCTTTCGCTTTGCGTTCGTAATGCGTTCGCATTGCTTTCGCTTAATTCCTTTTGTTTTCTCCTTTTTTCCCAACCTTCTTTAGCTATTTTACTGTTTCTTTCGCTTGTATTTTCAAATTCATTCAATTGCTCAGATAAGAATTTTATATAAATATTTCCATCAATTATTTCAAATATCTTATTTTCGTATAGCGAATCTAATGCGTTCGCATTGCCACCGCATATTTTTTGAACAGCTAATTTATAAGGAACATCTCCAAGCCTTGACCAATAAATTGAACATAAATCAATAAAAACACCTTTTTCTTCATGAGTACAAATTTGAATATTCCCATTTTCCCACTCATTAGGCTCAAATTTATAGTATGGTAATTCTTTAGCCATTATTATTAATTTTATCAATTAATGTTTGTAATTCAATAATTAATTCTTTAACCTCTTTTGTATTTAAAATTATGTTTGTTCGATTTTCTAAATCTGAACTCAATAAAGTTATTACAATATCTTTATTATAATTACCATAACATAATAAAGAATTTCCAGTTAAGTCTGAGTGAAATAATTTTTTTGTTGCCATTGTTTTGTAAATTAAAAAACCCCTAAATGTTCGATTGACTTACGAGGTCAGTACAGCATCTACTCTGTACATCGAACACTTAGAGGTCTAAATGTTTTTAATGTAGATGTTATGTGAAATCGGTTCGTTACTCCGATAGTGCAAATATACAAAAATTATTTAACTATCCAAACCTTTGTAAAATTCTTCACGCATATTTGAGTTCATAGTATGATAAATATCCCCAATTTTATCTAAGTACTCAACGTCTGTTATGTTTCTTTTTTCAAGTTCTTCAACTATTTTAAAGCCTTGTTTTTGCCATAGATTAAAATCAGCTTTCATTTTATGTTTAAATTTTCCAGTTAATTGTGTTGATTGTTCAACTGTTGATTTGAATAAACCAATTAAAAGATGTGATTCAAATTCTACTTTTGCCTGTTCAATTGTTAGTGCTTTTTCCATGTTCTTTGATTTTTAATTTGTAAATTTTAATTAGTTCTTTAATTTCATCTAAGGTTAGTTTAAGTGCATCTCCTCTTTTATTCATTAGTCTATTGTAAGCATCTTGACCTATTCTTAAAGGTAATCTTAACCCGTATTCAATTTGATTGCCATGCTGATGCTGATTGCAGTAAACACATTGCCCA